GGATCGGTCAGGTCGGCCTCGAACTGTTCGCCCTCTTTGTGGCCCTTGTAGCCGGTCGTGGATGTCACCTTGTAGACGGTCATAGGAACATCGTTGTCCTCCAGTTGCAGCCGATCATGTCGCCGATGTGGTCGTCGACGTAGACGGTGAACCCAGTAACGGTGCCGTCGTTCCCCACGACGACATCTACGGCGGCGAGCGCTACCTCGACCGACGCCGCGTCGGTGACGTCGAGCAGCCGGTACAGCGTGGCCGCTGCTGCTGCGGAGTCGGTATTCGAGACGCGCGCCCGTACGATCCAGTGGAGCTGTTTGGAGCGGCCGCCGAAGCCGCTACCTTCCTGGAACGGGGTGTCGGGGTAGATGTCGATCGTCGGCGGCGACGGCGTCTGCTCGAGGTAGCCGAGGATCTGCAGCCCGGGGATCTCCGCCGCGAGCGGCTGCAGCGCCACCACTATCGTCTCGATCTCACCCGCGATGCTCACGCAATACCTTCATGGACCCGCAGCGGCGTCAACTCCAAGTGGTAGCGATACCACAGATCGCGCGGGGCGATGAGCTGGCCCAGCTCCGGACCTTGCGGGATTGCCCCAAATGTCGACTTGCTGAGTCGCCATAGATCCTGGGCGTAACGAAGATTTACGTCGACGATGAGCGCTGGGATCGGAGTCGGGGCCGGGGCGGCGGCGGTATAGCCAAGCTCCCAGTCGATCTTCTCGGCACCTTCCTGGAGCATGAGGTTCATCGCTTCAATCTCGGCGGCGGTTGAGCCGGTCTCCTTTCCGATACGTCGCTGTAGCTCCTCGAGGGTCGCGTAGGGACCCGCGGTCGGGACAGATGAACCCGGGGCCGAATAGGTGACGACGAGGTCTTCGATGCCCTGGACACCGGCGCCGGCTGCTTTCCAGATCAGCGTGTACTGGCCGGCGGTGGAGGGTGCGACGAGCCCGGTTGCTGCGTACACCCCGGAGGCGATCTCCGTGATCCCCAGGCTCGTCGCGGCGATGGCGGTGACGCCTTGGTTGTCGTTCGCCTCGACAGTGAGCGTGCCGACCAGACCGGAGGTGCCGGCCTCGAGGACGGCCTCGAACGTGGCGGCGGGCGCGACGTTCACTTAGACGATTCTCCGGTAGCGCAAAACGGAGCCGGCCCTGACGATGGTGGGGCTGGCGTTGGTGGTGCCCTGTACCCACTTGATGTTGAACGTGCCGCCGCCGCCGACGTGCCCGCCGGTAGCTATGAACACACGGTTGGCGGCTGCCGTCCCCGCCGTGACCGAGTTCTGCCCGGTGTCCATCGCGGACGCGGTGACGACGTCGTTGGCGGACATGTAAACGGCGGAAAGGACGCCGCGGACGGTGCCGTCCTCGCCGAACAGAACCTTGAAGTCAGGCGTTCCTGCGCCTGCGGGGCTGCCGTAGACCAGGACGACCGAGAGCTCGTACACGGCCCCCGAGACCGCGGTGAAGAACAGCTCGTCGTCGGGCTGCTGGGGGGAGCTCGTCGTGACCGACTCGTCCGCCGTTTTCGTGACCCACGTCCACCCGATCGGCTCCGACACGACCCCCAGCGTGGTTCGGGCGGCGGCGGCGGTGGTGTCGTCCAACACCGTTTCCATGAACGGCGACACCGTTTTCGCGACGACGGTGCCCCCGAGGCCGGCCAGGAACCCGGTCAGCGGGGTCGACGTCGACGTGGTGATCGTGTTCGGCCCTGGTCTTGTGACCCGGAACGCGAGCAGCTGGTTCAACACGAAGTTTGTGGCGCCGGTGCCGCCCGACCCGAGCAGGACGACGGTGACGGTGTAGTAGCCGGAATGGTCGACGGGAGCGGAAGCGACGACCCAGTTCTGCCAGTTCGCGGAGTTCGACAGCTCCTGGATGTACAGTTTGTTGCCGACCTCGAGGGCGGCGAGGCCGATCGTGACGTCGAGGTTGGCGTCGTCGAGAATGTCGATGTTGAGTGCGTTCGCCAACGCGGGGTTGGCGTTGTTCCAGAGCAGGTGGCCGGGGCCGGGGTCGCCTGTGGTGGCGTTGTTTTTGCCGCGGAACTTGAACACGTCCGACGACCCGCCCGGCTCCCCCTGGGCCCCGGTCGCCCCGGTCGCCCCGGTCGCCCCGGTCGCCCCGGTGGTGCCGGTGGCACCTGTCGGGCCTTGTGCGCCGGTGACGCCGGCGGCGCCGGGCGGCCCCTGGATCGACCCGCCCGACACCCAGCTTGTGCCGTCCCAGATCCAGAGGCTGTCGTCGGCCTGGACGATGTACGCGTCCCCCTGGTGGTTGCCCACGCTCGGCAGCAGCCCAGAGGTGGCTACCTGCCCTTTCATCGTGATGCCTGTGCCGGTTGCACCCTGCGGGCCGGTCGGGCCTTCCACACCCTGGATCCCCTGCGGCCCCTGCGGCCCCGTCGGGCCGGTCGGGCCGGGGATCCCGGCCGTGGCGGACATGGTGAGTTTGCCGGTGGCTGCGTCGTAGACCGGGCTGTCGCCGTCGTCGACGGAGGCGAAGTCGACGTCCTGCAGCTCCGCGAACCGCCGGTAGATACGCGACGCAGCCACCGTCTAGCTGGCTTCCTCGAGCTCGGCCTGCTTCTCGGCCACGGTCAGGTCGTCCTGCGACCACTCATACCCGCGCTCTGCGGCGAGTTTGTCGAGGCCGGCGTGCTGGCCGGGCAGCCGCTTCTCCTCGTCCTGCTTCGACTCCTTCGCCTCGGCCTTCGCTTTGGGTTCGGCGACGGAGCTGCCGCCTGTGCCTTCGACCCAGGGCGGGTCGAGGCCGACGGCCTGTTTATTGGGAGCGTCGAAGATCTCGCCGGCCATCAGGGTGTCTTCACGATCTTCTGGATCCCGGTCGCCGAGATGATCAGCGGCGCGAAATACCCGGCGTAGGCGACCTGGACGCCGAGCACGGACGGTTCCACGACCTGCAACGCGCCGATCCGGTCTTCGTACACCTCGGCCGCCGCGGTCGATGCGACGAACGCCGTCCCGGCCGCGAGCTGGGCCGACATGACCACGGTGATCCCGCTAATAGCTCCCATCGCGCCCTGGCCGAAGTTCCCCGCGCTGAACCCGGTCGACTGGGCGTTCGTCGGGTTGACAGGGGCGAACACGGGGCCGAACACGCCCAGCATATCCGGGGCTACGGCGAGCACTAGCCTGCCCGCGCCCTTCGTGGCCGCGTATACCGAGCCGGCCGCCGACCAGACGGCTCCGGCGATGGCAGCCGCGGTAGCCGACCCGGTGGGGATCGTTGTCGCAGCCGTCGCCGCGGTTCCCCCCGCTACGAGCGCGTCACCGAACACGTCCTCGGTCTTCTGGGCGTACACCGACGCCAGATCGCCGATCACGATATCCATGACGCCCGGCTGCGTCCAGTCGATGTCCTGGCGGGAGACGTTGACATAGCCGCCGTAGGTGGTGGCGGTGACCGGCACCTTCGTGATCGTCATCTTCTGCGACGTCAGCTCGGCCTTCTCTGCGGACTGCGCATCGATGGCGGTGTGCTGGGTGATCCGCGGCCTACTCCAGCTACCCGACGGGAGCTGTCTAGGCCCGAACACGCTGACGAGCGGGCGGGCGTCGTCGACGAAGTTGATGACCGGTCCCAGGATGCTCTCGGGAAGCAGGCCGGGGTTGTCGCTCGTGGTCTGGTGGGCGGCGGCCCTGTTGAACAGCTGCATACGCTCGGACGCCTCTTCGACCCCGAGCCCTGCGCGCCAGTAGTCGAGCACGTACGCGCCCGCCGAGCGGTACTCGACTGGAGCATGCGGACGCGGCTGGTTCTGCATGTACTTGGCCAGCTGCTGGACCCGCTCTGTGCTGTCGCCGGCGATGCGGCGGTTCTCCAGGAGGGGCTCGAGCTTGGCGTTGCACTCGGCCATCCGCTTGTTGGTGTCGTTCACGAGCTGGAGGTGCTCGTCGCTGAGGTCCTGGCCGCCGGCGGCCTCGATGATGCCGGCGACGAACGAGCTCCGCTCCTCGATCTCCGCCATGTACCTGGCGATCATCTGGTCGGTGTCGTTCATTACGGGGGTGCTCCTTCCAAACGCTGACGCGATTTACGGGACTCGCATGCGATTGGCACTTCCCCCGCTGACGGCCGGACGGGCTCTGCCCTGACTACCAAACCGTGAGATCGGTGCTATCGGT